TTAAATAAAATCAACGAGGAACTTTGCCCTGCAGGTAAAGCATACATTAAAAGAAGACAAGCCGCTGGTGAAAAATCATCTGCCTATCTTTCAGGTCGTGGTGTTAAAGTATGTAAAGGACAAATGTCAGGTAAAGCTAAAAAGAAAAAATAATGGATTTAAATCGTCTACAAGAATTAGTATCTGAATCATTACGCGACTGGTTTAAAAAAGAAGACTGGGTGCGTATTGATACTCAAGGTAATATTACTGGTCCTTGTGGTACGATGAAAAAAGGTGGAGCAACAACCCGTTGCTTGCCTCGTAAAAAAGCTCAATCATTATCTAAAGCCGAAAGAGCTAAAACCTCTAAGAAAAAAGCTGCTGCTTCTCGTAAAGGAAAGCAATTTGTAAAGAATACAGAGAAGGCAGAATACAAAAAAGGCACATATCAGAAAAAATAACATATTTATCAGCATATATTATGGCAAAATTTAATTTAAAAGAACATATAGCAAAAAATAAAGCAACATTTTTTGGTTCATTAAATGAAGGACAATTTTCTTGGATGACCCAAGATACAGGACAACAAATTGGATCTGAAGAAGAAAATACTATCCCTGTTTATATGTTTGATAACACAGGTAAATATTGGTTTGAACCAAGTTATGATGGATATGGTGTATTTGGTGGTAAAGATTACTATGAATTACTAGACCAAATGAATGGAGGTAAAGGTGATAGAGATAGAGGTATTGATTTAGCTTTTGATAAAGAAGAAATATCATCCCCTGTATTATTTCCAGCATTAGTAACTAGTCCTAGTAATTTTAATTATAAAAATCATGACTTTACTAAAGAACCAGAATCTGATCCTAACCAATCTTGGTACGCTCCAGAAGAAGAAGATGATTTTTATGATCAAAATGATGAAGAGGTATATGGATATGAGGATGATGAAGAAGAATTAGACGAATCAAAAACTACAAATACAAAAATGAAAAAATCAGAATTAAAATCTAAAATCAAAGAAATGATTTTAGCTGAAATGAACTTAGACATAGATAACATGGAGGATGCTCCAGAATCAGAAGTTGATTTCTTAGCCGAATTAGAAGGTATGTTAAATGAAGCAGAAGGTTTAACTCCTCTTCAAGACTATGTTTACCAGTATGAAATAGAAATTAGTGGTGAAGATCAAGCACAAGAGTTTTTAGATGATATTAAACAACTTAATACTCCTCAAGATGTTTATGACTATTATGCTTATGGAAGAGATTTAAAAGGTTCTGATTTAGACAATATATTTAGACAAGTAAAAAGAAAATTTGCGAGTTTAAATAAAGCTGATGAATTAACTCCTCTTCAAAAACAAGCTTATAGTTATGCTAAAGAAAGATTTGGATTTGAGGATGCTAAAAACTCTTTAGACCAAATCAAAACATTAACAACCAGAGAAGAATTTTCAGATTGGGTAAAAAAGAAAATTGAAGCTGAAAAAGGTTTAAATGAAGCAAGTGAGTTCGAATTAAACAAACCAGCTCGTATTGCTGCTTTTATTAAAGACTTAGATGCTCTTGTAGATGAATACCACGCAGAATTATACTTATTTGGTGGTGTCCTTGATGCTATAGAAATGGTAAAAAAAGTTGCTATGGAAGAAATTGACATGCTAAAAGAAGCTAAAGGTGATGAAGAGGTTACAGACGATGTAACAACAGACGATGTTACAGTAGATGATACAGAAACTATTGATACTACAACTACTACAGAAGTTAATCCTGATGTAAAATCAGTTCAAGATGCCTTAACACAAGCTCAAGCAGCCGCTCAAAAATTAGGAGATCCTAAATTAACAGATCAAATTGGTAATACAATTACTTTCTTTACTCGTAATCACGTAGTTGAAAAAGGTGCTGTAGCTGAAGTTGAAGAAATGGAAGAAGAAACATTAAATGAATCTATGTTTCCAATGTTAAAAAGAATTTTAAAATAAAAGTATATGAACACACAAGAATTAGCAGAAAAAATCGAGTTGTTGTTTGAAGAGTTTAAGGCAGAACATGCTAAAACTACCAAAGCAGCTCATGGTCGCGCTCGTAAAGCATTAGGTGAAATCAAGAAATTGGTTACTGAATACCGTAAAGCTTCTATCGATGAGGACAAAAAGTAAATGAACAAAAAAGATTTACAAAACGCAATAAGAGAGTTCCTGTCGAAAGACGGGAACTCCCCTATTACTGAAGCTAATCTAACCAAAGCTCAATTAGACAAAAGGGAAGATTATCTTAAGAATTTAAAAAAGAATAAAAAAGAATTAGTAAAACGATACGGCAAGGATGCCGAATCTGTTATGTATGGTAGAGCAACAAACTTAGCTAAAAAAGCCGTATCAGAAATGAATAAAGAAAAATTAAAAGAACTCGTTAGAAAATCGTTAATGAACGAGAATAAAGAATTTACAGAAGAAGAAATTCAAAATGTAATGGATACATTTAACCTTTCTCGAGAAGAAGCTATAATGCAATTACAACAATCCTATGAGGACTACAGATCTGAAATGGGTGAAGGTAAAAAAGTAGACATGGATAAAGATGGTGATATTGATTCAAAAGATTATCTTTTAAAACGTGATGCCGCTATTAAAAAAGCTAAAGGTGAAATGAAAGAAGATATGGATTTAGGTCACGAGGATAACGAACCTCATATGTTAAAAGGTGATTTGTATCGTATTGGAAAATACGCTATGGAATTATATCAAATGGTAGACCAGTTTGAAGGACAAGGTGAAGTTGATTTTCCTGCTTGGTGGCAAGCAATGATTACTGATGCTGCCTCTAAAATGGTTAAAGCAAAACACTATCTGGATTTTGAATTAAAAGAACCAGCTATTGATGCTGCCGTAGGTGTTGCAACAAATGAGGAACCAATGATGGAAGGTGAAGTAGAAGAAGTAGATAAATTAGCTGCTAAAATTGCTAAAGCACTTAAAGATAAAGCTAACCAATCTCCAGAAGATCAAAATAACATCAAACAAGCTAGAAAAGCTATGAATGATGATAAAATTGATGCTGCTAAAAAAATTATTAAACCTTACTTATCAGAAAAAATTGCACAACAATTAAAGTCTAAATAATGACTAAAAACGAATTAAAAGAGAAAATCAAGGTACTTGTTAAACAAGTATACAAACCAGATACTTTATCAATAGATACAAGTACTGATATTACCTTGGATGCTCCTAAATTTCCTGTTTTAGCAAAATTTCCTGAACTTAAAGATATTATTATTGATTTGTTAACAGATCAATATGAGATATTTGTAACCGATATACAATGGGTTGCTCCTCGTCCTACAACTTTTAGAATTATTTTGGGCAATGGTGAACCATTTTTATTAACTTACACTCCAAGAAGTTGGATTGCTCAAGTAGAAGGTAAAAAATATTATTTATTAAACTTAAGCGAGGAAGAACAAGCAGCACAAGCAATAGCCAGAATGTTAGCTTATGGTATAACAGAAGAAAAACCAGGTGGAACAGAAACACCCGAAGAAACTCCTGAAGAAACACCAGCAGAAACTCCCGAAGAAACCCCCGCAGCTTAATTATGAAAGAATTAGATTTATTTTTTAAAAGATTTGGTTATAAATTTCCAAAAGGATTTTGTGATATAAATGATCCACAAGATGTTACTTTATTACAAACTTTATTAGAACAAAATGATGTTCCCCCATACGAAGTCATATTATTAGATGAGGCAGCATCAGACATTAAAGACGTTTTAATTGATGCTGGTTATGCCCCTGAAGATATTATTATTAAAAGTAGTAAACAAATCCGTTTATTAACTAAAGGTAATGAACGTAAGTCCACTATGGACAAATTAGTAGCGGATTTAGGTTATACTTATAATCCTAATTTTAAAGGTTCGTCCTTAGGAGCTATTATAGCAGATGATGGTACCGCAATTATTGTTAAACCAAAAGAAAGACAAGGTGGCTTATCAGCAGGTTTAGATAATGAACAAGCTTTAGTTGATGGTATTAATCAATATGCTGAAAATGGACCTATTAATGTTACTTTTAAAGGACAAAATAAAACATTAACATACGCTAATGTAGCTTCAGCTAAATCTGTTGGAACTGATACTGCTGGAGGTAAAAAAGCAGACGTTCAATTATTAGGTGAAGAAGGAAATGTTATAGCTAATATTTCTCTTAAAAAGGCAAATGCCTCTATGTGGGAAAGTGCTGATAAAAGATATAAAGATTTAGTTAATAAACTATCTCAAAAATTAATTAGTAATCCATTCCCTACAATTGGTTTAAGAAAAACAGAAAAAGAAGGAATTTATCGTTTATATAATCCTAAAACCAATACAGATTTAAGTGGAATTATAATTACAGATCTTCCAAACAACGAAAATGAATCTATTGTATTTGGTACAGATAAACCAAAAACTGTAGTTATTAAACAAACATTTTCACCAAATGATTTTTCATTCTCTGGTTCAACATTAACTATTAAATCAGGAGTTATATTTACAGACTTATCAGATATTGAAGGTACCGAATACGAACCTATCTTAGTATTAAGACATGATGTTACTCGTACAGCAAGTAAAGGTTTAAGACCGATTGTGTATAATAAGAGTCATGGGTATAAAGATGGTAATATAAAAGGAGCTCAAGCCGAATTAACATATGATCAAGCAATAGCCTAATATTTATAATTATGGATTTAAAAAAATTAATTAGGGAAGTATTAGAAAACAAGGATTGTTGTTCTGCAACAAAACCAACTAAAGCACCTATATTAAACGAAAATCTTCAGTCGCGTGTTTTGATGACTGAAAATATGCAATATCATATAGACAATAAGAAACCACTATATGAAACAACATTACCATATGGTTCTAAAGCATATTTAGATTTATGGGCCGAAGCAAGATATTTGTATTCTCGGGGTGTTTTAAACGTTGAAGATATTGATAAAGAAAAAATTACCGAAACAGATTTAGGTGAATATGGAATATTTGAAGGACAAATAGTGCCTTTAGATATGCCTATGCCTGATGAAGATATACTAAATGAAGCCGAATACCAAGGACGTAAAGTCCAATTAGGTAAACCAATGCAGGGCGACGTTAAGAAGTTTAAAGTATATGTTAAAAACGATAAAGGTAAAGTTGTAAAAGTTAACTTTGGATTTGGTGGAAAATCAGCTAAAGGTAAGCGAATGGTAATTAAGGATAAAAATCCTAAAAAACGTGCCGCTTTTAGAGCTAGACATAATTGTAAAAACCCTGGACCACGTTGGAAAGCACGTTATTGGTCTTGTAAAGCTTGGTAATATGATAAACTTATTAGATATATTAAGTGAAGCAGAGGTAGCAAAATGTCCTGCCCCTACTCAAAACATTGAATTAAACCTTCAGAACAGACAGAAGGCAATTAACGAATACGGATACGGACCCTTAAACCCAAACGAGCCAAATGATAAGTTCTGGCAGGCTAAGGTTAATATGTGGAAACTTGATTCTGTAGAAGAAGCTAAAAAATCGCTTTGTGGTAACTGTGCTGCTTTTGATGTAACAAAAAAGACATTAGATTGTATTGCTAAAGGAATAGGTGATGATGAAGGTAGTGAAGATCCTTTTGATGTAATTGAAGCTGGACAGCTTGGATACTGCAGGTTCTTAAAGTTTAAGTGTGCTGCTGCTAGAACGTGTGATGCTTGGGTTGTTGGTGGTCCTTTAACTGATTAAACAAATAATATATTTATAACAAAATCATGATTATAACAGAAGAAACATTACGATTACAAAAACTTGCTGGTATCATTAGCGAAAGCCAATATAAAGAAAAATTAGCAGAAGTTGATATTAATTTAGATGACAAAGAACAATCAGTAGTTGATGATGTAAAAGACGAAATGTCTTCTATATTAAAAACTATGGATGCTGAATTAGAAAAAGCATCACAATCCACAAATGAAGGTTTATTAACAGTAGCTAGTATTGCTATTGCATTGCCTGCTATTATGGGATTAGTTGCTAAATTTGGTAAAGCAGCAGGTGCAATGGTTAATAAAGTATTAGGTAAAAAACCAACAGATCAAGATGCTTATCAACAATGGATGACTAAATTATCTCATATTGCAGATGAATTACACCATTTATATATGGCTCCTTTAGAAGCTATTGTTAAGAAATTTGTTAAAGATCCTGCTAAAGCTAAACAAGTAGCAAGTGCTCTTTTTCACGTAATTGTAGCTTCATTCCTTTTAGCATCAGGTGTTACTGCTGTTAAAGCATTCCAAGCCAAAAACGTATCTTTAGCTACTTTAGAAGGTGCTTTAAGTGCTATTAAAGGAGGAGAAATAAAAACATTTATTTCAGACTTATTTAAATAATAATTTATAGACCGATTCATAGCCGGTCGCTTAAAAATTTCAAATATGGAGCTGTGGCCCACCCTAAAAAGTGGGCTACTTTTAATTTGGAAAATATAAAAAAAGATATTATATTAACGCATTAAATATATGGCAAAGAAAATTGTAATTGTAGGATCAGGAGTAGCAGGTGTAAATGCTGCTACTAAATTAGTAGACAATGGTTATGATGGTAGTTTAATCACTATTATTGATATGGGTAAAGACCCTTATAACAGAAAACCTGAGGAAGTAATGACAGGTTTTCTAGGTGCTGGAGGTTGGTCTGATGGTAAATTGACTTATCACACAGCAATTGGAGGTCAATTATCTAAGTATACAGGTGAGAAGAAAGCAATGGAATTAATGGATCAGGTTATTAATAACTTTAAACGTTTCCACCCTAAACCAGAGGAAGTACAATGTTCAAATCCAGTTGAAGAACCAGAATTTATTAAACCCTATTTTGGTTTGAGATTGTTTCCTGTTTGGCACGTAGGTACAGATTATTTATCTGAAATTGCTAAAAATTGGTATGATTATTTAGTATCTAAAGGTGTAGAATTTAGATGGGAACGAAAAGTAGAATGGATTAATTTTAATACTAAGACAGTATGGTATAAACCATTAGATTCAGTAGGTGGTTTAACTCTAGAATATGATGAACTTATTTTTGCCGTAGGTAAATCAGGTATTGATTTTGCTCAACAATTACAAGATAGTTACAAACTAGAAACCGAACCTAAATCAGTTCAAATTGGAGTTCGATTTGAAGCACCACAAAAACACTTCCAAAAACTAATTGATATTAGTTACGACTTTAAATTGTATCGTAAGTTTGAGGATAAAGGTGTTTCGCTTCGCTCATTCTGTACAAACAACAACGCCGCTTATGTTGCTGTAGAAGAAACATATGGAGATCATAGTTACAATGGTCATGCTAAAAAAGATCCAAAATATAAAAATGACATGACTAATTTTGGTATCTTAATGGAAATTAATGGTATTAAAAACCCATTTGAATGGTCTCGTAAAGTAGTAAACGAATTACAGTTTGCTGGAACTGGTTTATACTATAGTCCATCTCGTAAACCATCTAAAACATCAGAAGGTGAAAGAGTTACTACTATTCAAATTGAAAAATTAGATATAGTAAAATATGGAATGGGTGAGTATTGGAATTACATAGAGGATTTTATTGAGGATATGAAAAAAGTATTCCCAACACTTAAAGATGATTGGGGTGTTTATGTTCCTGAGGTAAAATATCTTTCACCTGAACCATTAGTTTATCCAAGTGATTTAGCTCTTGTAGATTATCCAAATGTTCACTTTGTAGGTGATGCTTTATCAGCTCGTGGTATTACAGTTTCAGGAGCACAAGGTATTTTATCAGTTGAAAAACTAATTAAAACAGAATGTCCTTGGGATAATATTCAAGGAGATATTATTAATTGGAAATAATTTGGAAAATCAAATAATTTTTATTATATTACAAGCATGAAAACTAAATATGAACCAAGTAGAAAACTAACTAAAGCAGATGGTACTATTGCCTATGTTTGGGAGAATAAACTACATAACTGGGAAGGTCCAGCATTGATTCCTGAAGGCGATAATCGTAAACGTGAATATCACCTTCATGGTATCCAGTATACAGAAGATGGTTGGAAAGAAGCTCGTCGTAATCGTGAGGGTCTTCCGTGGTTTAAAACTGGTTTAGGTTTAGCAGGTCAAAACAGACATTAAAAGAAAAAGGATTTCCCTTAATTTTTCAAGGAAGTCCTAATATGTATAATGGATGAAAAAATGTGCTAAATGTAATATAAACTATGATTTAAATCAATTTCCAAAAGATTGTTCTAAAAAAGATGGACATAAGTCTTATTGTTTTCCTTGTAATAGACAAGTAGTAACTAAATCTACTTTAAAACGAAAAGACAAAAGACATATTGAAAACATAAATAATAGAGAAACTATTAGTGAATATAATAAAAACTATTATAGTAAAAATAAAAATGTATTTCAAGAAAATTATAAAAAATATTTACAAACAAATCCATCTTTTAAGGTAATACATAATACTAGAGTAAGAATAAATAAAGCGTTAAAATTAAATCTAAAACATTCTTCAACTGAGGAATTATTAGGATGTTCTTTAAACGAATATAAACAATATTTAGAAAAACAATTCACTCCAGAAATGAGTTGGGATAATTATGGTTCTTATTGGGATATAGATCATATAATTCCTTGTGCTTCTTTTAATTTAGATAGTTTGGAAGAACAAAAGAAATGTTTTATATTTACGAATACAAGACCGTTGTCTAAAATAGAAAATCAAAGAAAAAATAAATATTAATAATATGAAGATAGGATTATGTGGAACAATGAGTGTAGGTAAAACTACATTGGTAAATGCTTTGATGTCTTTGCCTGAGTTTGAAAAGTATAATTTTGCTACTGAGCGTTCTAAGTATTTACGTGATTTAGGTATTCCATTGAATACAGATTCTACATTAAAAGGTCAGTTTGTATTTTTAGCTGAACGATGTGCTGAATTGATGAATGAAAATATTATTACAGATAGAACTGTAATTGATGTTATGGCATTTACTAAAGCAGCTAAATCAATTGAATATTATGATGCAGAGGCATTTTGTGATGCTGCTCATAAATTAGTTGGAGAATACGATTATATATTTTATGTGTCTCCTGAAGGTGTTGAGATGGAGGATAATGGAGTTCGTGAAACTGATTTAAAATATAGAGAAACTATTGATAGTATAATTAAGTTATTGTTGTATAGAAGTAATCATAAAATTAAAAATTTAGTTGAATTAAAGGGTACAACAGAGGAACGTATTGCAAAGATGAAAGAGACAATTTTTGGTTAATATTTATAATCATGAAAAAATCTGAGTTAAAAGCAGAAATCAAAGAATACATTGTAGAAATTTTATCTGAAGTAGATGAGGCAACATATGTTGGGGCAGGAGCTGTAGCAGATATTCAAAAAGATCCTAGCTTTTCTAAAATAAAAGACAAAGCATCAGCAATCAATACTCTAAAAGCAGGTGAAAGCGTTACTTTAGAGGAAGAAGATGAAGATAGAGAACCTACTAAAGCAGAATTAGAAAAGGAAAAAGTAAAAACCGTTTCTAAATTTAAAGTTAGTAATGATGATTTCCAAGACTTTAAAACTAAATTATCTACATTAGTTAAGAAAATTAAAGGTATGGAAAAGGGAGATGAGCGTACTAAAAAAATGGCTGCCCTAAAACAATTTATTAAGAAACCAGAATTAGTTAAAGCGTTTAAAGAAAGAGACGTTAAAATTGATACTGGTGATTTGGTTGGATAATATGAAAAACTTTATTTTGCAATTAGTTATAGCGTGTTTGATAGGTATATTAATCTATGGGTTATTTATTTACAAACAAGGTTATTCATCTGATAAAGATAAACAATACCAAAAAACAATTGATTCCCTCCAGCTAGAAATTGGTAAAAAAGATACTATGATTTCTACTTTAGATTCTACTAGAAAGATTTTAGATTCTTTAATTATCATAGATAAAGCCAAGTTAGCAGATATTGCTGAAAAAGCAAAAAAATATAAAAAACAATATGAGCAAGAACATAATCGCATCAATAATATGTCTGATGATGATATCATCAGCGAGTTCACAGCAGCGTTTAAGTGATTCAACAGTAATAGTTCCTATTAAATCCTTAAAAAATGCTTTATTGGTTAAAACCGATAGAGATAATCTTAAAAAAGAATTAGTAATAGCTCGTGATTCTATCTCCTCGATGGAAAAAGTTATCCTTAGACAGGATACAGCTTTATTTATTTGTGATACTACCCGATTAATTTTAGAAGATAAAGTAAAAGACTTAAAAGGTATTATTACTTCTAAAGACGGAATGATTAACGAAAGAGATAAAAAAATAACAGACCTAGAAGATAAAATTAGAGGTGCTAAAGCAGCAGTTTTAATATCTACTATAGGTTTGATTTTATCTTTGGTACTATAATTTATGAGTCAAGATTTAAAACAAATAATAAGAGAAGAATATATTAAGTGTGCCCAAGATCCGGCTCACTTTATGAAAAAATATTGTAATATCCAGCACCCACAAAGAGGTCGAGTAATATTCAATTTATATCCTTTCCAAGAAAAAACATTACGTTTATTTAGAGACAATCCGTACTCAATTGTATTAAAGTCTCGTCAGTTAGGTATCTCAACACTAGCCGCAGGTTATTCTTTATGGTTAATGTTATTCCATAAAGATAAAAACGTGTTGTGTATTGCAACTAAGCAGGAAACAGCTAAAAACATGGTTACAAAGGTTAAGTTTATGTTTGATAATTTACCTTCATGGCTTAAAATACCAGCAGACGAACATAACAAATTAACACTAAGA